TCATGCCTTCGGTTCTGCCTCGCTCAGATCGAGCCGTTTGGCCACCCAGCGTTCGTACAAGCCGATGGCGACATCGGCGCCGGCCATCGCAGTCAGGCAACCGAGGGCGCCGGCTGTCCAGATCGACAGGCCTGCACCGAACAGCAACATCATTGCTGACACGCCGCAGACGATGCAGGCGCCGGACCGAAGTGCGAGGCGGCGCAGTAAGGCCCAGCCTCGTGCTCCATCCTTGTCGGCGCGCCACATCTCGCCGGAGACACCGCCAACCAGGGACAGGGCAATCACCAACCAGATCGGCATCTCTGCCAGTGCCTGTTGCTCGTTCGTCATTGCCCGGCCCCTTAAACAAAAAGACCCGGCGCAATGGCCGGGTCAGGTGGTGGGTGGCCTACCGCGCTTTGCGGTCGCACCCATCGAAGATGGCCCCTTTTTACAGGTCGATTCTGGTGGCAGCAAGACCGTTTTAATGCCATCCGGTGAATGTGTGGGTGACGCTCGGTGAACGGCTGGCGAATGTCGGTGAATATCTATCCCGGCCGTCTTTTGCTTTTCTGGCGTCCCATGCGTCCCACCTCTCTAAATCAAGGTGGGACGTCTGAAAGCCCCGCAGATTGGGGCTTTGCCCCACCGTCCTACTTTTATCTCTCTTTTCTCGTGTATAGAGAGAATATTTAAAAACACGCGTGCGCGTGAACACGCGCATTGATGCCCGCTACGCATACACGGGCGGGAGGCATGAAAAAGGTGGGACGGTGGGACAGCCCAACAACGACGGGGCCTGCGCCCGTCCCACCACCGCAAAAAGCAGTGGGACGGAGGCAGGCCAGTGGGACGGCGCGAGCCATAGTAATGCCCACGATCAAGCCGCTTCCCCCAGGAGGAAGTGCTCAACCACGATGTGAGCGTCATGCAGGCGCTGGTAGTAGAGGTTGCGTGTGCAGCCACTCTCAGCCAGACGCGCAGTCAGAGGCGCATCAGGCTGGAAGTAATGCACCTGCACCACCGTCATCAACTCGGGATCAAGGCGTTTCTTGACGATGCGCTCAATGTCCAGGGAGGCCTCCAGCGGCACCCTGCTGCCGCGCCTTCCGCGCACAAGCTGACCGCCGCTCTCCATCATCATGGCGACCATGTTGCCGCCCGAGTAACCGGCGGCGACCTCGTCGCTGTGAAGCTCCTGCGCCCACTGCTTAAGGGCCATATCGATCGCTTTAATCATCGAAGCACGGCTCCTCAAGCTCAGGTTGTTCCAGCGCCGGCGCCCTGCCCCAACCCTCAGGTTTCTTGTACGCCCATGGCCGCTGGCCGCTCTTGCTCAAGGCGCCCAAACGGAAACGTCGCCACCCCAATCGATGCAGGATCGCACCCACACGCATCTGCTCGGGTTTGCCCCAATGACCGGGATCGAGCTTGAGCGCCTGACTCATCACTTCACTGCCGGTGGTGGTCTCGCCGATCTGCGACTCTTCGAGCCAGGTCAGGATGGGCGTTTCCCATTCGTCCACCACAAAGCGTTCGTCCTGCTCCTCGCTGAACATCGGCGCTTCTTCTCGCGTTACCCACCAGAGGTCGCCGGCCTCAAAGCAGAACATCGCTTCGGCCCACAACTGGTCGCGGATCTCGCGCAGCAACGCCACGTCGACCTTGGTACAGGCCACCGGCCAATAACGACGGTTGCCGGTGGCGTCCTTGAGGTACTCGTCCTGGTTCGTGGTACCGACGAAGACACACTGGCGTGGCACGTCCAGGGTTCTACGGCCATAGCTTTCGCGGTAGGTGTCGGTGGACGCCGAGAAGAACTGTTTGGCCTTGGTACTTTCGGCCTTGTTGAAGCTGTCCAGCTCGCCGAGCTCGACAATCCACTTACCGCGAATCGCCTGAAAGCCATCCTTGTCGCCGAGGGCAAACGGCGTGTCCATGAACCACTCGCCGCCGAGCACACTCATCGCGGTCGACTTACCGGCGCCCTGTACGCCTTCGAGGATCATCACCGAGTCAGCCTTGCAGCCGGGTTTCATCACCCGCGCCACGGCCGAGATCATCCAGCGCTTGCCAACCTTGGACGTGTAGTCGGTTGCCTTCACCCCCATGACATCGGTCAACCAACGCTCCAGGCGTGACACGCGGTCCCACTCCAGCTTTTTCAGGTACTCGCGCACCGGGTGAAAGGCGTGGTCGTGCGCCACGACGCTGACGGCCTCGATCACGTGCGAGGACTTCACACGCAGGTTGTACTGCTGTGCGAGCCACTTCATCACCCGCACGTCATCAATGTCGGCCCACTCTCCGGTGCCGCCGCCATAGGGCGCCGCACGCAGCTTGACGATCTTCGAGCTGAAGGCGCAGTAGCTGATCACCCCGGCCCAGCGTTCGTCGTGAGCCAGGATCAGTTCGACGTTCTGCATGTGCGCGATCAAGGCGCCGCTTTCACTGCGAGCCAACTGATCTTTCCAGCCACCGGCTGCCGGTGGGCGGACCACGGCCAGCACCTGACGGCGAACCGCGTCGAGGCCTTCAGCGACGTGCAGGTCGTTGAAGTCGGTCCACTTGTCATGACGCTCGACAGAGAAGATCGGCGCAACGACCTGAGCGCCGACGATCAACGCAGCATTGCTCGCCTTCTCGTCGCCCGGATTCCAGGCATCGCCATTAGGCTTGGTGGTCTTCCAGTCGTCGTCGCGGCAGATGATCAGCGGGCAGCCGGCGAAGCGCTCGCGCATGACCTTACACACGGCCAACAAGTTGCCCGCATCGAAGGCCACAGCCACGGCAAGCGACGTCGCCATGTGCAGGCTGGCGCCGGTGGCGTACCCCTCACAGACCAGCACCGGTTCGCCCGGTACCGGGTGCGGACCGAGCAGGTGGAAAGTGCCCTCCTTCGCCATCCCGTAAGGCCAGTAGGATTTGTCGCGGCCGGTGTCTTCCTGCTTGTTCGGGAAGATCACCTGCAGGCCCATGATCTGATCACGGGCATTGTTCATCGGCACCAGTACTGCACCGGTGCGCGGCGCGTAACGAACGTTGATACCAACGATCTGCTTACGGTCCAGGTAGTCGCTGCGGCCGGTGGTCGGCATGCGCTCGAACAAACCCTGCGCCCTTTTCGCGGCCCGCCGCGCAGCGTTACTCGCGATTTCGGCAGCGCGGCGCTTGGCTTCCTCCTGGCGGGCGCGCATCACTTCACGCTCTTCAGGCGACATGCGGCCGGCCTTGACCTTGATCTTCTGCGTCTCGCCCGAACGCCAGTCACCGAAGGCGCCAAAGATCAGGGTGTCGCCCTTCTCCGTGCGCTGCTCGTGCACCACGTACCAGCCGTTCTTTTCCTTGCCCTTGTCCTGCGATGTCTTGCAGCGGGTCAGCTTGCCGAACACCAGCGGTTGCGCTGGCTCCAGACCGTAATCGGCGAATTGGCCCAATACCTCATCGAGCATGCTGAATCCCCCGCTCAGAGAGGGACTGACAGCTGATGCACTGCGAGCAACCCGGTTGGGCCAGGCGGCGCGCTTCCGGAATCGGATCGTCACAGGCTTCACAGAACAGCAAAGAATGGGCAGCGCTTTCTGCTTTGGCAGCGCTGCGCGCGGCCATGGCCTGATCGATGCGTTCCTGCACCAGATCGTTGGCGAAATCGGCGATGTCAGCCACGGTCGGCACCTCGCGTCGTCTGGTTGACGTAGGTGGCGCGGTTGAACAAACCCAGCAGACCTTGAATACCTCGGAACACCTGCAGGCGAATCGCGGCGAGTTCCTGATCAGTCACCACACCGTCGCCGATGCTCTTGGCCCAAGTCTCGGCCAGATCAGCGACCTGGCGAAAGTATTCGGCGATGCCGGTGGTCAAGGTCTCGGGCATATCGTTGGTGTAGGTGTCGGCCAGCTCCTGCCAGACCGTGTCACCGACCAGCGCATGCACCGCATCAAGAATGCGGCGATCCTTGGTCAGTTCGAGGATCTCGCCGAACTCCTGAATGTTGATGGAGTGGCTCGGGTGGGTTGGCGACAGCTTGTGTTGCAGCGTGGTCGGGTTGCGGCCAGTGGTGGCTGCGATGGCAGCAGCGCCGCCCGGGTAATCGCGAGCGGCGTGGTACAGCGCTAAATCGAGCGGCAGGATTTCCCGCTGCGCCCGTTCCAAAGAACTAAGAGCGATACGGCTCATGGCATTAATCCTAAAAGTTGCCAGTGCCGCGCGACAGAAGTTGGTGATACATTTGCCGCGTGGTCTGGAGAGGCCCAAAGCCGGCTAGGTTCGTAAGACCAACACCGGCACCGTGCCGGGGCGAACAATCCGTTGTTCACCCCTGGCGCAACAGCTGCCAGCTCTGTGGTAAGAACGGCAGCAACACCAAGGCTTCCGAGCCTTGGAAACGCGATGAAAGTCGGCGGCATGTGGTGTGCTCGCCTTCTGCCATCGCGACCCGACTGCGTTGTGGTGATGCTGTCGGGAGAAACTGGGCGACCCTTGGGTCGCCTTTTTTCTATGCAGCTTTCTGTGGTGCAGATTTTCCGAGCAGCCAATCGGCGTCGAATGGGTTGCCTTTTTCTCGTGCAGCTGCAGCAAGCAATTTCGCGTACTCCGTCTCACCTGTGTAATCGGTGCGTGGTAACGAAGCTGCTAGCCTCCACTTGTTGAGTGCTTGATAACTGCGTCCACACACACGTGCTGCTGCTCCAATACCGCCTACAGCCTCAAAGGCGAAGGCAATGGCATTTGGGAAGCTCTGTGGGTTAAGCATGAATGCCTCCTTTCAACTGTCGGTTGATAATAATGTTCAACTGACAGATTAGCAATCATTATGTGACTATCAACCTATGATTGATAAAGAATCCGAAAGACTTATGTTTGCCGAGCGGCTTAATACTGCACTGGACGCCAATGGCGTACGTCAGCGTGGCCGAGGGGCAGACATCATCAAACAGCTCAGCTCCAAGGGAGTGGTTAAGACCGCCCAAGCCGTCAGTAAATGGCTAAACGGGGCGGCTATTCCAGAAATCGATAGTTTAACGGCGCTATCCGCCTGGCTAGGCGTGCGCAGGGAGTGGCTTGAGCATGGGGTCATGCCAGTTTTTCCTCATGAAACAGGTAATCAGCAAGTAGCGCAGGACGAGAATGTTATCGCCTTGACATCAAGCATGAACAAAGTGCCGCTGATCTCATGGGTTCAAGCTGGAGCTTGGTGCGAGATTGCGCCTACCGTCGAACTACTCCATGCCGAACAGTGGGTGCCCTGCCCTGTGAATATCAGCAGATCGGGGTATGCGCTTCGCGTTGTCGGAGACTCAATGACAAATACCGGCCCAGGTCGCAGCTATCCAGAGGGCTGCATCATTTTTGTCGATCCCGATCTCGCTGTGAACAACGGTGATCGAGTGATCGCTTCTTTGCCGAGCAGCAACGAAGCCACGTTCAAGGTGTTAGTGAAGGACGCCGGAAAGCACTACTTAAAACCTATAAACCCGCAATACCCCATCATTGAAATGACGGATGAAATGCAAATTTGCGGAAAAATCGTTGGTTCATTCACTCCCGAGTGAATAGTAAACCCCACATTTTCACCTGATGGTTGTTGACTTAATTTAACCACTGGTTGATATTCGCCTCACTCTTTACCACAGAGCGAGGCAATACCTATGCGCACCACCGCAACCTTGCATGTCCATCCAGCATGCGTCAGCAATCGCAAACTGATTGAACAGCTGCAGCTCACCACGGGCTGCCTGGTCGTCATTCGTAACAGCAAACCCAAGCTTGTCGCCAAGTCCTGCCAGCCCTCTCCTATCGATCCGAACGGTGGAGGGCATGCGGCATGATCAAGTACAAGATCGACAACCGCACCCTGCAGTTGCTTAACGCCCAGGTCAGCCTAACCGAGACCTTCAACCACGTCCTGCGCACAGCACCGAAGCGTGAATGCCTGGCATTCCGTCTCAAGGCTGAGCGCGGCGCAGTGGAAAGCACTTTTGTCGTGGAGCTGCGCAGCGAACGCCACACGCTGACCCTGCCAAACGACAAGAAGATGCACCTCAAACTGGCCGACTTTATTGAAGAGATTGCCAACGGTCCGTTCGACGCGAGCAACTCCAGCGATCTGGTGCATCTCCCACATGCGGATCGTCAATACGGCCGTTTTGATATCCAGGACAAGCAGCGCGTGTTCGAACTGGTGCACACCGGCGGCGTGCTGAGCCTCGACATGGGTTTTGAACTTCCCCTGCATGTGGCGCTGCATCGCACTCATACACGCCGCGGGGTCACCGCCATCTTGAGCATCGGCAACAAGAGTCCGCATACGCGCTGCTTCACCTTGTACGACCCCGATGCCGAGATCTACGCAAGGCTCCTTGAGTCCATCAACCACCTTGCTGCAGCGGCCACTCCTGCTGCGCACGCGGCATGAGGAGGACGATATGGAACGCACCCTCGCCCAAGCAGCCGCACAACTCGGCCTCACTCGCCCCAAATTGATCGCTCTCATGCGGGAAAAAGGTTTGCTCAAGGGAAACCTGCCGGCAGACCCGAAGCGCGACAAAGCGTACCTGCGGATCAAGGACAGCCCCTGGTATGACGAAAAATGCGGAATGCAGTACAGCCAGTCGACCCGCGTCATGCAAGCCGGCATCCGCTGGCTGGCCGAGCAGCTGGACATCGATCTTCCTGCCATCCCGGCAGATCGCCGTGACGTGGCCTAGGGAGTACGCCCGCCAGATCGTTGCCATGCGCACACGCGAGGAGCGCAACGCCGCGCTCCTCGAAGTGCCCGAACATCTGCGCGAGCTGACCAGACGCCACTGCCTGAATACATGGGCTCACTCCAAAAGGAAAAGAACACATGAATAACCATCTGATGGATCAGTACCTCATTGACCTTTTACGCACGCCCGCAAAGCAGCGTAGCCGTCACAAGATTCACGAGGTGATCACTCAAATTGCCGCGATTGCACAATTGGAGGAGCGATTTGATATCAAGGCAGACTGGACGCAGTACCAGCTAATGGAGCTGCAGCGTGAAGCAATGGAGCTAGAAACCATTGCTGAGTTACTCAATGCGACTCCGACGTTCGACCACGGGGATTTTGCATTCAACATTCGCAAGACGGAACTCGACTGGCGTGCCTCGCTCACGATGCTGCTGACCAACGCAGGGGCCCAGGCTGGCAATGAATACATATCGAGGCATGGAGGCACCGCTGAAGAGGCAGTGCTCAACCTCAGAACGACAGTCAGGACGTGGATAAGCTAATGAAAGCCGCTAACCAGAACCCACTTCGTCTGCACGCTGCACCGGAGTCAGCCACTGTTGAACTGCTCTACCGCATCTTCGGCGACGTCCTGGTCCCCCTGGAAAAAGTGCGCGAGCAGTACTTTCGCAACCTCAACGAACAGTCCTTCGTGGCGGAAATCCAGAGCGGCAGAATTCAGCTGCCGATCACTACGCTGGACACCAGTCGTAAAGCGCTGAAGTACGCGCACATCCGCCACGTTGCCTCGCTGATCGACATCCGCGCCTACAAGGCCGATGAACACATGCAGCGCCAACAGGACGGCCAACGCAATGTCGCCCCCACACCACTGACGGCTGTCACCACCAGCCAACAACAATCTCAGGAGCACACCACATGATGACCCCAATACAAGTCGGCGCACTCGTCATCCTGATAGTTCTAGCCGCCTTGCTTGTCTGGGGCGGTTACATCATGGGCCGCAGCGATGGACGAAAGACCGGCCTACGCGAGGGCGAAGATATCCAGCGCGCCGCAAGTGCCAAAACCATCCGAGAGCTTCAGTCCTCTCTGCAGTTCATCCGAGCCGATTACACGCGCCTGGCACAAGCCTGCAAACGACTTGAAGCAGATCCGCACTTCGGCCCGGCCGAGCACCAGACGCTGATCGCCATCGGCGAGCTGCTGCGTATCGCGGCCGAGACGTTCAGCGCTTTTCGTACCGGGAAGAAACTTGAACGTGATGCTCGGTCCCTTCGTACACAAGCACTTGCGATGGCAGGAAGCTTGCCGCCGACCTCGAAGGACGAACACTCCAATCAGCAAGCACCTTTGAGAAACGCTTTAGGACCTAGCAAGGAGGCAGCATGACAATCCAGTTTTTAAGCCATGAGCAAGTATGCGAATTGACCGGCGCCAAAACTAAAGCAGGTCAGATCACCGTTTTAAAGAGAAATGGCATCCGCCATACGATAAAAAGGAATGGATGGCCCTGCGTCGTGACTTCAGCGCTAACAGGGTCAACCACCACCACATCGGAAACGCCGAAGTGGCAGCCACGCTTGGTGGGATAGATGGGACGAAGACCAACGAAACCGGGGAGCATTCCCCGCTTGCGTGAGAGAAAGCGCGGCAAAACAACCTACTACTTGTACGACACTGGTGGAAAACCGCGCAAAGAAATCCCCCTGGGTACTGACTATGGCCTTGCCATCTTAGAGTACGCAAAACTGGAGAAAAGCCGTGTATCTCAGGCTTTAATGCAAGAAGTATTAACTTTTGCATACGTTGCCGAGCTCTATACGAAGGAGGTCGTTCCAACCAAAGCCCATGCCACTCAAAAGGACAACGCGCGCGAACTTAAAAACCTTCTGCTGTTCTTCAACGATCCGCCTGCCCCGCTTGAAGCGATCGAACCGAAGCATGTCAGTCAGTACCTTCGTCACCGGGGCAAAACAGCACCAATTCGCGCGAATCGAGAAAAGGCCTTACTCAGCTCCATTTGGAACTTTGCTCGCGAGAATGGTTACACGTCTCTGGCAAACCCCTGCGCCGGGATAAAGGGCAATAAGGAATCTGGTCGCGACGTATATGTCGAAGACGACGTTCTTGCCAAAGCATATCTGTACGCCGATCAACCATTGAGAGATGCCCTGGACCTGTTCTATCTGACAGGACAAAGGGTGGCCGACACACTGAAGATGGATGAGCGAGATATCAAAGACGGAAAGCTTTCCGTCCAGCAGGGGAAGACTGGTGCGAAACGAAGGATCGAGATTATTGGAGAGCTCAAAATTGTGATAGATCGAATCATGGCTCGAAAGGCTGGCTACAAAATCAGATCAACACGCCTTGTGGTAATCGACTCTGGACAGCCGATGACGACGAGCATGCTCAGGAAAAGATTTGATGACGCTAGGGAGGCAGCCGGGATTCCGAAAGCAGAATTTCAGATGCGGGATTTACGAGCAAAAGCGGCAACTGACAAAGAGGAGTCGACGGGGAGCATTCGCGAAGCTCGAGACCAGTTAGGGCATACAACTGTCGGGATGACGGAGCAGTACATTCGGATGCGTAAGGGCATGAAGGTAACCCCTACGAAGTGA